AGAATAACCCTACAAAAGAAATAAGATTTAGAGATATATTTCCATCAGCAATTGGTGGATTATCATATAATCAACAAGCAGACGATATAAGTTACTTATCGGTTGATGTTACATTTAAATATTTGTACTATGAATTTGCAAGTGTGAACGCAAGAACAAATACTGTTACACATACTTAAAAGCTTGATTTTTTTAAGTTTGTGTGATATAATAAGCATATTATGGAGAAATTATGGACATAGAAAAGTTACAAGAAGAAGCAGATAAAGATTTAAAAATTAATGATACTGAATTGGATATAGAATCTTTAAAGACACCTCAATTACACAATAAGTATCTAAAACATTTCAATAAATTTAAGTTAATGTTAACAAAGGCTGAAACAGACCTTTCAGTTTTAAAAAGAGATAAGTGGGAATATTATACAGGCAAATCTAGTCCTGAAGTTTATAAAGAAAAACCATTTGATCTAAAAATAATGAGAACAGACTTAGACAAATATTTAGATTCAGATGAAGAATTACAAAAGGCCATTCAAAAGGTAAAATACTTAGAAACAGTTATAGATTTTTTAGAAAGAACATTAAGACAAATATCAAATAGAACATTCACAATTAAAAACGCTATTGACTGGAGAAAGTTTACCTCTGGAGCAATCTAATGTACTTAGATAATAATCATTGTATATCTATCGGAGCTTTTGATAAAGAGTTTTGTGATAATATTATTTACATTGGTGAAAAATTAAAAATAGATCAAGCAAGAATACAAGACGGTAATAATGCAAATAGAAGTGGTAAGGTAAGTTGGATTAAAGACAACAAAGTTTTAAATAATAAAATTCTAAAGACAATTGAACAACATAATAGAAGAACTAATTGGAATTTTAAAATAGATAAATTAGAACCTTTACAATATTCAATCTATGGAATAAATGACCATTATGATTGGCATATAGATTCACATACAAAACCCTATGATGATGGTAAAATAAGAAAAATTAGTTTCACAATAAATTTAAATGAAGATTATGAAGGTGGTGAGTTTGAACTATGCACACCTACACCTAAAAAATTAGATAAAAATATTATACTAAATGATTTAGTGTTAGGTACGGTAATATCCTTTCCGTCTTTCATATGGCATAAAGTACATCCTGTTACTTCAGGTGTTAGAAAGGTTTTAGTGGGTTGGACACTCGGTCCGACATTTAAATAAGAGGATAAATAAAATTTATGTTAGTTAAAGAACCATATTGGGTATTTGAAGGTGCTTTAGACGCCGAAGATTGTCATAAGATAATTTCTATTGGTAATCAAAAAATAAATGAACAGATAGCACAAGGCAATTCTACAAGAGCTATAACTAGAGGTCACATTGAAAAAAGTGATGACAAAACAGTTCCTCAAACCGATAAAACGGTTGAAGAAATGCAAGTTGAAGGTTTAGATACAGAAAAAACATATATTAGAGATAGTGAAGTTGTTTGGTTAAATGAACCTTGGTTGTATGATTTAGTTATGCCTTTTGTACACAAAGCTAATAAAAATGCTGGATGGCATTATACTTTAGAAGCTTCGGAAGATTTTCAATTTACAAAATATGAAAACACAGGATTTTATGGTTGGCATAATGATGGTGCTACTGATTGGCACGCCAGATATAAAAGACTAATACCTGGATTACACGGACAAGAAGAAAGTAAACTACAAGAAGGGTTTACTATGAATAAAAATTACATAAACAGAATTAGAAAATTAAGTGTTACTATAAATTTAAATCCTGGCGAAGATTATGATGGTGGTAATTTAAAGTTTGACTTTGGTCCACATTCACACGAAAGATTTTCAGAGGTTACACAAGCAAGAGTACAAGGATCAGTAATAGTATTTCCTTCTTTTCAATATCATTGTGTAACACCAGTAACAAGAGGAACTAGATATTCACTAGTTTTATGGAGTTTAGGAGCACCTTTTAAATGAGCGATTCAATTAAATTTTTTGAAGAAAATAAATATTTAAAAATAAACAATATCATAGATAAAAATGTTTGTATTTTATTATATGAGCATATTAAAGATCAAGCAACCAGATTGTGTTTATTAGAAAATAATGATTTAGAATATGAGGGAGAATATCACGGAACATTTGAAGACGCACAAGCTCCAGGTGATTACAGTAAATACGGTGACCCTATCTGTGATACTTTATTAAAATTAATTATGCCTGAAGTTGGTAAATTAATAGGTAAAAAATTAGTACCTACTTATTCATATCATAGATTATATACTTTTGAATCGGAATTAATTAGACACAAAGATAGAAAGTCTTGTGATTTTTCTATGACATTATGTTTAGGTTATAATAATGAAAATATACAGAATGGTGAAAGTTATAATTGGCCAATGTTTGTTTTAGATAAAAATGGTAAAGATGTTCCCATTTATATGTTACCAGGTGAAGCTATAATTTATAGAGGTTGTGATGTTATACATTGGAGAGAACCATTAAAAGGTTTAAATCACGCACAAGTATTTTTACATTACAATGAAGATGATGGTGTCAATGAAAAAAAATATGATGAAAGATTTTACCTAGGTCTTCCCACCAAATATAGACCAAATAACGACTAATAAATAGTATATAAGATTGGTTTATTATGACACTGACAAAATATATTATTATTGACAAAAAAGATGAGGTCTATTTAAAGATAGAAGCTGATGCTGATATTCGTAGAGAATTATCAGAATACTTTACGTTTGAAGTTCCAGGTTTTAAATTTATGCCTCAGTTCCGTAATAGAGTATGGGACGGGAAAATAAGATTATTTTCATATGCAAATGGCCAGATATATGCTGGTTTATATCCTTACATAGTTAAGTGGTGCGAAGACAATAACATTCAGATTGTTGATGGTACTAAAATAAAAGATAAAACTGTAGATGATAAAGAAATAGATAGATTTCTTAAAGCATTAAAAATTCCAAAAATACAAATTAGAGATTATCAAAGAGAGGCATTTATACACTCTATCGTAAAGAGTAGATGTCTATTATTATCTCCAACAGCGTCTGGTAAATCTTTAATAATATACTTAATGTTAATATATAATTTATTAAGATTAAAAGAAAAGAAAAATAATAAAATATTAATTATAGTTCCTACAACATCTTTAGTAGAACAACTGTTTAAAGATTTTAAAGATTATGGTTATAATAGTGAAAGAAATGTACATAGAATATATCAAGGACACGCAAAAGAAACAAATAAAAGAGTTGTAATAACAACTTGGCAATCAGTTTACAATTTACCTAAGAAATGGTTTAAAGATTATGGTATGGTAATAGGTGACGAAGCACATTTATTTAAGGCAGTATCACTTACTAAAATTTTGACTAAATTAGATCAATGTAAATATAGAATAGGTTTAACAGGTACTTTAGATGGTACAAAAACACACAAATTAGTTTTAGAAGGATTATTTGGTACAGTTAATAAAGTTGTATCTACAAGTGAATTACAAGAAAAAAAACAATTAGCAGATTTAAAAATTGTTTGTTTGATATTAGAACACGACCAATATAGTAGGCAATTTTTAAAAGATAAAAACTATCAGGAAGAAATGGACTTTTTGGTATCAAATGAAAAGCGTAATAAGTATATTAGAAACTTAGCATCAAACTTACAAGGAAATACATTATGTTTATTTCAATACGTAGAAAAACACGGAAAGGATCTTTATGAATCTATCAAAGATAAAGCAACTGATAAACAGGTCTTTTATGTCTATGGTGGCGTGGACACGGAACAAAGGGAAACAATTAGAGACCTCACTGAAAAATCTGATAATGCCGTTATTGTTGCTTCGTACGGCACTTTTTCAACCGGAATTAATATTAGGAATTTGCATAACATTATTTTTGCTTCTCCTAGTAAATCCAGGATAAGAAACTTACAATCTATTGGTCGTGGTCTAAGATTAAAAGATAATAATTCAGCAGCTACTTTATATGATATTGCAGATGACTTAACATATAACGAAAAAGAAAACTATACGTTGGCACACTTTAGAGAAAGAATAAATATTTACAATGAAGAAAACTTTAATTACGAAATACATAACGTTAATTTAAATGGAAACAAAAATAGTTAAACTTATAAACGGAGATGATTTAGTAACCAAGTTCGCTAAAGAACAACTTGGTGATAAATCGCCGTTACTGAGGTTAGAAAAACCATTACAAATAAAATATGTATCACAATTCACCACAAAAGGTTTTAAAGATTATATTGCCTTAATCAAATGGGCAGGATATACAAATGATGTAATTGTTACTATTCCTAAAGATAAGATAATGAGTATAACAAATGCCACCAATGAAATGCAAAAGAGTTATTTAAACATTGCTAAAAATTATGATAGAATACAACAAAAACCTGACAACACCCCCTACGATAAACAAGAATTATCTGATGAAGAAAATAAGAAGTTTAATGAATTATGGGACGAATTTAGAGATGAAGAAGAAGATGATAAGACCTATCACTAAGCTGGAGTATTCTCTATCAACCCGCTACACGCTCTATTATACATAGAAATTGCCAAAAGTCAAGCATTCCTGGAAGCTTGACAAAAACAACATTATAGAGTATATTATATATTATGAATAATAAACAAAAAAAAGAACATTATGTAAGTAATAAAGAGTTTTTGTTGGCTATGATTGAGTATAAAAAATCAATTAAGAAAGCCAAAAGACTTAAACTAGAAAAACCTCCTGTTACTGATTATATTGGTGAATGTTTTTTGAAAATTGCGAATCATCTATCATACAGACCTAACTTTATAAACTATACTTTTAGAGATGATATGATTAGTGATGGTATAGAGAATTGTTTACAATACTTGGATAACTTTGATCCTGATAAATCAAATAATCCATTTGCTTATTTTACACAAATCATCTATTACGCATTTATTAGAAGAATACAAAAAGAGAAAAAACAGGTAACCATTAAACACAAAATCTTAGCAGAAGCAAACTTTGATGATATTTCATTACAACCTGGAGAAGATAGAGAATTTAAAAATCAATTTACAGAGTTTCTAAAAAAGAATCTTCCTATGGAAGAGGATAAAGAAAAGAAACCAAAAAAGAAAAAAGTTAAAAGAACAAAAAAAGTTGAATACTACTCACTAGGTTAATTATGAAAAACATTTTGGTTGTAGGTGGAGGTACAACAGGCCTCATAGCTGCTCTTATACTTAAACAAAGATTTCCTGAAAAGGAAGTTACTATTGTTAAATCTGAAAAGGTTGGTATATTAGGAGTTGGTGAAGCAGCTACTGAACATTGGAAGTCCTTTATGGATTATTGTGGCATTTCTTATAAAGAAGTTATTAAGAAAGCAGACGCCACAATTAAATATGCTGTAAAGTTTTCTAATTTCAACAAAGAAGATTATTACCATAACACAACTGTGCCTTTATCTGAGATGAGTTTAATATCTCAATATCACGCTGGTTACGCTTATCATTTATCAAAAGGAGATAGTCAATATAAAACTATAGACAAATCTGTTTTAGATAATAATATCTTAAAATCTTTTTTAGATAATGATGAGTGTCCTACAAATCAATTTCATTTTAATACATTTAAATTAAATGACTTCTTAACGGAGTTATGTGAAAAAAGAAATATAAAAATAATTACAGATGATATAAACAATGTTGTTTTCAATTCAAACGGTGGTTTAGAATCATTAGCAGGTGATAAAGATAATTATCACTATGACTTTTATATTGATTGTACTGGTTTTGGAAAGTTGTTAATAAAAAAATTAGGTGCAGAATGGCAATCATATAGAGATTATTTAAAAATGAATGAAGCAATTGCTTTTCCTACAAACGATACAGATGATTATCCATTATACACAGGTATTACAGGTATGAAATCAGGATGGATGTGGAATAGTCCTGTATTTGGTCGTTGGGGTAATGGTTACGTATATGATAATGATTATATGAATGTTGAAGAGGCACAAAAAGAAGTAGAAGAAAAACTAGGTAAAAGTATTAATATTGCAAAAAATGTAAAATTTGAACCTGGTTGTTTAAAAGAATCTTGG